ATAACAAACGATTTTCTTCATCCGTTCACCTTCTTTATCAGGTTAATGATCCGTTCGCAGCTGTGACCGTTGCAGCTGCCGGCGACATAATCGACGCACTTTTTCTCCGTCTCCGTCAGCCCGTCCACGGCGCGGATCGCGTCCAGCAGCTCCCGCTCGTTTTCGGCGTACCGGCTGCTGTACTCTTCCGGGTACTTCATGTACATCCCACGTGTTTCTGTATACCCCTTATTCTTCTCGAACAGCACGCACGGCTTCCCCAGCAGGTACCCGTCGAACATAATGCTCGAGTAATCGGTGACCACCACATCGCAGTCGGTCAGATAGTTGACGCTGGGTTCCATCCTGGGCGCTTCCCGGATATGCCGGCAGCAGTCCAGGTTGAATTTCTGCCCGTACGGGTGCGGCTTGACCACCAGCAGCTCTTCGTCCGTCAGCTGACGGTCCAGCCATTCCCATTCGATCGCCGGCAGCGGCGGGTCGTTCTTCCCGCGGAAGGTCGGTGCGTACAGGTACGCCCGCTTTCCCGCCAGTTCCGTGTGCCCGTCGCCCTTTTTCCGGCCGATGTACCGGTCCGTCCGCGGCATCCCCAGGCTCAGAATCCGGAGCTCCGGCACCCCTGTGCACTTGTGGAACATCTTCACCCCTCCGCGTCCGGCGGCCACGATCCACTGGATGTACTCCGTCATCTCCGGCTTCATGTACGTGCCCTTCTGCCCGAAGCCGATCAGCTTCCCGCCCTGGATCGCGTGCCAGATCATGATCGTGTTCCCCGTCGGGAACGTCGGGAAGATGTCGATCACCGTCGTACCGTACTGCCCGCTCATGGCCAGGTTCACGGCACCCGGATCTTCCATGCTTACGAACTTCTTCTCCCCGCGGTATGCTTCATACAGGACGCTCAGGTTCTCCGCCCGCTTCAGATCCTTCCCAAGGCCGGTCATGAATAATACAGGCTGGTCCACTTTCACACCTCCTTTTCATCTCTTCCAGGATCCACTCGTGCGGCGCAATCGCGTAATACTCGACGGTCGTGCTGCCGGCGGTACGGTCATAGATCACGTGATGCTTCCGGATCTGGCCCTCGCCGATCAGCTGCCTGTAGGCCGCCAGCTTCTCCGGCGGGATCCGTCCGGGCCAGTAGTCGACGCATTTGATGAAAGGTTTAACTTCTGTCATACGCACCCGCTCCCGGCATGTCCATATAACTGACTTTGTCGACCATGATCACGATCCCGGGCTCGTCGCTGTACGCCTTGCTGATGTACTCGATACAGATCAGCGCGTCATCCCTCCAGAACCCCATATCCGTCATGATGTCCTTCAGCATCTTGTTCAGGTTGTCCGTGTCCGGCCGGGTGATTTTGTACCGGTCCCATCCCAACTGATGCTTCTTCGCGCTCTTCGGATACGGGAACAGCCAGTTCACCCAGAACCGGATCCCGGTGTCCGTGATCGGCTTCTCCGGCACATACGGTAGCAGCGCGTCCCGCAGGATCGCCTCCGCTGCGGCAACGTTCTTCTTCTTGTAGTGGTGTACATATCCGCCGATCACCCGCTCGCCCTTCTGCTGGGCGGTCGCCGTCGGCGGGATCATTTTGAGCTTGAATTTCATCGGGTCACTCCCTTCAATGTCCTGAGTGTGGACAGGTGGACATGGAGATCTTCGACCATGTCCCCTGTTCCACAGGACATTCTGTATAGGACAGGACATTTATCTATATAAACTGGAATGTCCCCTTTTGTCCCCTTCAGATGTCCTCTGTCATTTCGCTCATGTAGCGCTTGATCGTCTTCTCTGATACGCCCAGATCCTCCGCGTATTCCTTGTATGTCCGCCTGGTGCCGGAGAACTCCTCGTCACCTTTAATCAGTTCCATCAGCCGGGTCTTGTTGTCGATCTTCCGGGCCTTTTTTGCCAGGCTTCCCAGTTCCCGGCCGTTCTCCATGCTGCGCTCGTTCTCTTCCAGGTTCGCTTCCTTCAGGATCCCGCCGGCGTCCACTTCATGCAGCGGATAACTGAAGAACAGATCCACCGGTTCGATCCGCTGAAACTCGCGCAGCGTCGCGTCCATCCGCCAGGCGGTCACTTTTTCGCCGTACTCTTCCTTCACGGCGTCCAGTCTGTCCGGCGGGATCCTCAGCTCGATCATGTCCAGCAGCGCGTCCGCGTCCCGGGCGAATACGCCGGATCCGGAGGCCCGATCCATGCTCACTTTCGATCCCTGGGCGCCCTTTGAGTGATGGTGCGCGTAGATCACGCTGACGCCGGCGTTCGCGATCTTGTCGATGGCGTTGCAGAAGGCCGTCACCTGGTCCGCCGCGTTCTCGTCGCCGATGCCAAGCTTGTAGGTCGGATCCAGGATCACCGCGGCGTACTCCTTCGCCTTCAGCGTCCGGTTGATCTGCGGCACCAGCCGGTCCAGCTTCTCGATCTTCCCGCGCAGGTGCACGATGTCGATGTTCTCCGGGTGCTTCTGGGTCAGGTCCAGCGCGTCGTATACGCGCTTCATCCGGTCGTCGAAGCTGGCCTCGTCCAGTTCCATGTTCAGGTACAGCACCCGCCCCGGCCGGCAGCGGAATCCGATCCAGCGCCGTCCCTCCGCGATGGCGATCGCGAGCTCGATCAGCGCGAATGTCTTTCCGGCCTTGCTGCTGGAAACGACCAGCATTTTGTGCCCCTGCCGGAGGATGCCTTCGATCAGTTCCGGCTTCAGCGGCGGCATGTTGTCCCAGATCTCGCCCAGGTTGGTTACCTGCAGCGGCTCCACCATCTCGTCCTCGATGTAGTGGTTCCACTCGACCCAGTCGCTCAGGCCCATGTCCTTCCCGACAATGTACTGCCACTTCTCGCCTCGCCGGAATCCCGGCATCCGGCTGAGCCGCGCCGGGTTCTTGTCCTGGGTATCGACCACCAGGCCGCGCCGCCGGCAGACGGTGTACAGGTAATCCACCCGTTCCTGGTACTGCTTGTAGTCCACTGCACCGATGTTCACGATGGCGTGCAGGCTCTTTCCGCCGCTGTGTACCAGCACCTTGATCGGCAGTTTCAGATCCTGCAGCAGCGCGTACTGCGTGTCGATGTCCTGCTCGTCGCTTTCCACCAGCGCGTACCGGAAACTGGTCACGCTGCTGTTCTTCCGCCCGGTGCCGTCCATCGGATTGAAGCATACCCAGACGCCGGCGTCGTCGTTGGTCGTGCCGAATGTGTCGCTGATCGGCGTGTCCTTATGCTTTGCCAGGCTGTCCAGCAGCTGCTTGCATGTCCGGCTCGCGGATCCGCCGTAGGGGCGCCACTTCCCGTCCTCGTCCTGGCTTGCCGTCGTTACGATGCAGACCTGGTCTTCCGGCTCGAATACCGCGCTCAGATAGTCGGTGATGTCGCGGATCGGCGAGTAGTCCTCCTGCACCTTCGGCAGGTCCTGCGCGGTTTCCTCATGGTGCCATCCGGCGCTGCGCTCATCGTCCGTGGTGATCATGTCGTCCCAGCCGTATGTCTTCATGCTCTCCGCCGGGCTCCATCCGCAGTCCTGCGCCATGTGGTACACCGTGCCCATCGTCACGTCCGTCCCGCCGTACCGTCCGAAGGACCGCCAGCGCTTTTCGCATTCGCCGCTGTGGTACCGGGCCGGATCGGTGGCGCTCCACTCCTCCCAGAGGGAGCATGGCAGGCCCTCTTTGTGGAGGGCCATGCCGACGTTTACCCATTCCTGATGGCTGCACTGGCCGCATGGAATATGCCGGAGAATCTCCCGGGCCTCGCTGATGTCCATCATCAGAAGGACCCCTTCGTGAAGGCCTGGTCTCGCCATCCTTGCCCTTGAACTCGTCCACGTAGATCCGGCAGCGCCCGGTCTCCCCGTCGCACTGCACCAGCTTCCGCCACTGGGTCGGCTCCCCGTGCTTCTTCAGCCCGATGCTCCGCAGGAACGCCGCGGCCTTCCATTCCAGCCGGTCCAGCAGGTAGATGTTCTCGACGCAGAGTGCCTTCCCGGCCTCCCCGCCGTCGATCCGCAGGTATACTTTCGCCATGTTGCAGGCCGGGATCTTGCTGCTGCCGTCGTACCAGGCCTTCTCCGTCTTGATCACCTCGAAGGGATAGTTCCCTTCCGGCAGCACCACGGACTCCTCGCCGCTGTACTCCCCGTCGTTTACGATCTCGTCGTCCCAGTCCAGGATCTTCTGCTCAGTGTTTGCCATTGTTCCATTCCTCCTTAAAACGGTAAATCATGTACTTTGGTCAGGGCCAGTTTCAGCACTGTGTCCCATGCTTCAATGAGGCATCCCTCAATAAAGTCCTTGTCGTAATCCCGGATCGGCACGGTCAGCTCGTAGTAATCCTTTTCCGCCACCACCGCCTGGATCACCAGCGGGTCATAGATCTGGTGCACCAGCATCCTGTTCCACAGCTGATCCAGCAGCTGGTCCTTCTCCGGGTTGTCGCTCTTCATGCTGTCCGGGCGCCGGGTGTCCGGATCCCTGGCCTTCTTCGGGGCCGGCACCTTGCCGCCGATCTTTACCTCCGCCTTCGGCGGTTCAATCTTCACCGGTTCCGGTTTCTCCTCCGGGATCTCCCGGGCCTCCACCGGTTTCGCCTCGCCGAACAGGTGTGCGATCTGCTGGTAGTCAAAGGGCATCTCGTCCGGCAGGCCGAAGCGGTTTTTCGCGTCCCAGCATGCGCTGTGGTTGGCGTACATGATCCGCTTCTGGCCGCCCTTTCCCTTCAGCGTCCTGCCGTCCGCGTCCTTGACGATATCCGTCTTGTAGTTCACGAACAGCAGCAGGTCCACCCATTCCTTGATCAGCGGCGCGATGTTCTTCTCGTTCAGCTTCAGCATGTAGCGGTCATAGCTGCCCATCTCGTCCGGCAGCTCGAACTTCCGGATCATGCTGTGGCACACCAGCACCACGTTGATCCCGCGCCGGGTGATCAGGTCCAGCAGTTCCAGCAGGCCCTGCATCTTCTGCTTCGCGAACACGTAGCCCTTGCCGTAACCCATGTCCTCGATGTTCTTCAGGCTCTTTTCATCACAGACCGCCCGGAAAATGTACTTCTCCAGCCAGTCCACCGTATCGATCACCACTGTCCCGATCTCGTCCGGGTGGCCGACCACATAGTTCAGCTGCTCCAGCACTTCGTCCAGGTTCTCCGGCGGGTCGAACCGCGCCACGTCCATGTGCTTCGTGCTGCCTTCCGTGTCGATGAACACGGCGCCGGGGAACTTCGCGGCGAACGTGGTCTTTCCGACGCCCTCCGTCCCGTAGATCCCGACCTTGATGCCGGTCTTCACCGGCCCTCTGGTAATGTTCATTACTTAATCACCACGCTTTCCGTCTCTTCCAGGTGCGCGAACTCATACTCGTATCCCTGCTTCATGCTGTCCTTCAGCGCGTTTTTGTCGATCTCCGGTTCCTTGATCCGCAGGAACTTCTCCCCGAAAGGCGACGTCATGAGCATGTCGACCAGCGCCTTCTCGTCATCGATCACAACCTTCTGGCTGTGCGTCTGGTACACATTGCACCGCGCCGTCTTCAGTTTCTCGCCGCCCAGCGCTTCCAGCAGCCACGCCTTCAGGCCGTCGATCTTGTTATCCAGCGCCTTCTTCCGGGCGTTCAGCTTTTCAGCCTCCGCCTTGACGGCCTCCGCCTCCGCCTTCAGGTCCTTCACCCACAGGGCCACGCCCTCGAGCTTCTGTTCGCGCTCCATCTGCAGCGCGGTCAGCGCATCGCCGTCCAGGATCTCGCCCGTCTCCAGATCCACGCAGTCCAGGATCGCCTGGTCAATCTCATACAGTGCCCTCATTTGATTTTTCCCTCCAATATCATGATCACTTTGTCCGCGTACCCGGGCAGCAGTTCCCGCTCGTCCCGGAGCCGCTTAATCTCCCGTTCCGCGTTCGCGATCCGTTCGATCAGTCTGTCGTACAGCAGGCGCAGCCGCTGCTCCTCATCTGACGGATCCGCCAGCGATTTCAGCAGCGCGTCCTTCAGAACCGAATACTTGTACATCGTGTTGTCGGTGCTCCGGCTGCCGGTGTAGGCGTAGCGGTCCTGAGCGGACTGCCATGCCCTGTCCAGCCGGTCGATCTCTTTCTCCACGATCTTCACAGCGCTATCCATTGTTTATTCTCCTTTTCAGTGTTATACTGTCATGAAAGCAAACCTCTGTTTTCGGCCGGTTGGACACCCCCATGTCCGCCGGCTTTTCATATCCGACCACCATGTTCCGAACGTTCTCCATCGCCGCTTGGAACGCCGGCTGCTCGATCTGCGGGTAATAGTTGACGACGCGCCCGTCGCTCAGCGGGACCTCCAGCCAGTCCGGGATCTCGCTGCAGCGGTGCGCCCACCTTGCCCGGATCTTCGGGATGTCGGGGATCTTCCGGATCATACCTTCACCCCCAGCACGCCCAGGATCTCCGGGATCTTCCTCGCCAGGCTCCGCCATCCGTCCGGGCTCAGGCTGATCTCCTCGCCGTCCGGCGTCCGCCAGTCGATCATGTTGAACTTCTGATCGAAGTAAAATTCGCCCAGCTGCGGGTCCCGGATCGCGGTCACTTCGTACCCGCCGAAGTTCACCGGCTTCGTGATCTTCGTGAAGTCGACGCCGTCCAGGATCCGCTTCTCCTCCGGCGCCTCCGCCACTTTTACCTGGTAGTCCACTCCGGCTTCCAGCTGCAGCTGCTTCGGCTTCTCCTTGTCCACCTTCGGCCCCTTGCTGCCGATCCGCGCCGGGATCTTCTGGTACAGAGCCGGCTGCGTCTTTTTCGCCCATTCCTTGATGGCCCACCATCTGCTCTGCGGATCCCGGATCCCGCACTCCTGCAGGTAGTCCCGCGGATCCCCGCCTTCGATGGCGATCTCGCACGCCTTTTTCCTCTGCTCGTCCGTCAGGTTGCTCGCCCTCTGCATATAATTCCTCTCCTTCTCTTTTTTCGGTTTTCCGTCTGTAAACTCGTAGGGCTTCCGCCCCAGGAACTCCCGCTGGATGTTGCACCAGGTCGCCCGCGGTGTCAGGTAGTTCTCGCTCCACAGGTAGGCCAGGATGTCCCCGCCCTCCTGCTCCAGCTGCACACACCGCTGCGCGATCGCCATGCGCTCCTCCGGCGTTCTCATCGTTGCCATGCTCATTCCTCCAGATATTCCGCCTGGATGAATCCCCGGTCGGTGACCGCCCACTCCGCGTTCATCCAGTACACCGTCACGGCCTGCCCCGGTTTCGCCCAGGCTTTCCGCTTCCCGCCGATCCATTTCCGGCAGGCTACCCGCCCGCCGCTGCGGATCCGCATCTCCCGGCCGATTCTCTCCGGCTCCTGCCAGGTTACGTACCGGCGGCTGATCCATCCCTCGCCGCTCTCCGTGCCGGCATCAATGATGTGGACGAATCCGTTCTTTTCCCGCTGGTCCGTCCGGAACCAGTCGCCGCATTCCAGCCTGCCGGCCTCCGCGCTGCGCTTGTCCGGTTTTTCCCGGACGTTGACCCAGTCTCCCGGATCGCACATCACCCAGGCGTCGAACTCCCATTCATCCTCCGCCAGCCCGATCTCGTGCATCAGGCTGATCACGAACAGCACCGCGGCCGCGATCAGCGCCAGCTCGATCAGCACCACCAGCCACTTCTGCCACTCCCTCATCCGCGCACCTCCAGCCACAGCCAGAACATCAGCATGGATCCGATCAGCGGCATCAGCGTCACGGCCAGGCGGAACAGCTTTTTCTCGCGGATCTCGTCCTCGTCCATCCGAACGCGGAACTTCCGCCCCATCGCCGTCTTCACGACCTTGTACTCGCTCACGTTCCGGCACTCCTTTCCATCATGTCCACCAGCAGCTGCCGGATCTGCTTCAGCTCCTCGATCACGTGGTCCAGCAGCGCCTTCTCCGGCGGATCCTCCGTAATGAACCCGCACTTCTGCAGGAAGTCCTTCCGGAAGAACTTCACGCTCTCCCCGCTGCGGACGAACCGGCAGATGTTCCAGCTGCCGTCCTTCGCGTACTTCACGATCACGTCCGGGTTCATGTGCACCACCGGCGCGATGTCCTTCGCGTA